CCAGTACATGCAGGACCCCACGTCAGAAGAGGCGGCGCTGATCCGCCGGGAGATGTGGCAGATATGGACAGCAGAGAACCCACCCCGGTGCGATTTTGTTATTCAGTCCTGGGATACGGCGCACGAGACCAAGAACACAAGCGACTATTCGGCCTGTACTACCTGGGGTGTCTGGTATAACGAAGAGGACGGGGACAGTCCGCACCTGATACTGCTCGATGCGTTCAAAGACCGGCTGACATTCCCAGAACTCAAGGAGTCCGCGCTCAAGCATTACAAGGAATGGGAGCCAGACGCCTTCATAGTGGAGAAAAAAGCTGCGGGTGCGCCGTTGATTCAAGAACTCAGGCGGATGGGTATACCTGTACAGGAGTTTACTCCGAGCCGTGGCAACGATAAGATAGCGCGGGTGAATGCAATATCAGATTTATTTGCGTCAGGCAAGGTCTGGGCGCCGGATACCCGGTGGGCCAGGGAGGTTATAGAAGAGGTGGCAGCGTTTCCGGTGGGTGAGCACGACGACTTTGTCGATACCACGTCGCAGGCGTTGTTAAGATTTAGACAAGGTGGGTTTATTTCGTTAGACTCCGATCTATCGGATGACTCCCCTCTCTGGCGAGCGCGTAAGGCCGCCTACTACTGAGGAATATTATGGCCGTTGACAAAGGACTGTACCAAGCCCCCCGTGGGATTGAGGAAGAAGCTGCCGAGCTGATGGGCGAGCCGGATATCGAGGTTGAGATTGTTGACCCCGAGGAAGTTACCATCCGTGCCGACGGTCTAGAGATCGAGATTGAACCCGACGAGATGGGCGAGGAAGACTTCAACGTCAACCTCGCAGAAGTTATGGACGAGAGCGAGATGGATTCTCTTGCCAACGACTTGTTGGGAAACATTAAGCAGGACATCGAGTCGCGCAAAGACTGGGAAGAAGCGTACAAGAACGGCCTGACGCTGTTGGGTCTGAAGTACGAGGAGCGCACCGAGCCGTGGGATGGCGCCTGTGGCGTGTTCCACCCAATGATTACCGAGGCAGTTGTCCGGTTCCAGTCCGAGACCATCATGGAGACCTTCCCTGCACAGGGCCCGGTCAAGACCCAGATCATCGGTAAAGAGACGGTGGAGAAAGAACAAGCCGCCGCCCGTATCAAGAACAACATGAACTACGAGCTGACCGAGCGTATGACTGAGTTCCGGCCAGAGCACGAGCGCATGTTGTGGAATCTGCCGGCCACCGGCTCGGCGTTCAAGAAGGTCTACTTTGATCCCAGCCTGCAGCGCCAAGTGTCGCTGTTTGTTCCTGCTGAAGACATTATCCTGCCGTACGGCGCGTCTAACTTGGACACCTGCGAGCGTGTAACGCACCGCATGAAGAAGACGGAAAATGAGATCAAGCGCCTGATGGCCGCTGGTTTCTACCGGGACATCGACCTGCCCGAGCCGTCCAAAACCGTCAACGACCTGCAGAAAAAGAAGGACGAGGAGACTGGCTTCTCGGCTATCAACGACGACCGCTACGAGATCTATGAATCCCACGTATCGCTGAACATCTCCGGCTTTGAAGATGAGGACGAGCTGGCGCTGCCCTACGTGGTGACTATCTTGTCGCATACCGGAGACGTACTAGCTATCCGGCGCAACTACTACGAAGACGACGAGACCAAGGCCAAGCGCAACCACTTCGTCCACTACCAGTACATCCCAGGTTTCGGCGCCTATGGCTTCGGACTCTTCCACCTGATCGGTGGTTACGCTAAATCTGCCACGTCAATCATGCGGCAGCTTGTGGACGCGGGTACTCTGGCCAACCTACCCGGGGGCCTAAAGGCCCGTGGTCTGCGTATTAAAGGTGATGACACTCCGATCGCTCCTGGCGAATTCCGTGATGTGGACGTGGGCTCCGGCTCTATCCGTGACAACATCATGCCCCTGCCGTACAAGGAACCCTCATCCGTTCTGAGTGCGCTGCTCGATAAAATCGTTGAAGAAGGCCGTCGCTTCGCTGCTACAGCCGACATGAAGATCTCCGACATGAGCGCCCAGGCGCCGGTCGGTACCACACTAGCCCTGCTTGAGCGGATGTTGAAGGTGATGTCCGCAGTTCAGGCCCGGGTCCACTACTCGTTTAAGCAGGAGCTGAAACTCCTCGCTGCCATTATCAGGGACTATACCGATGACGAATATTCTTACGAAGTTGATGACGCAGATCGAAGCGTTAAAAAATCGGATTACAACCATGTGGACATCATCCCCGTCAGTGATCCGAATGCGGCAACTTTGTCGCAACGTGTTGTCCAGTATCAAGCGGTAATTCAGCTTGCCCAGCAAGCCCCTCAGGTTTACGACATCCCCGCGCTGCACCGTCAGATGCTGGAGGTGTTGGGTATTAAGAACGCGGCCAAGCTGGTTCCGTTGCCAGACGACGAGACTCCGAAGGATCCCCTGACGGAGAACATGAACATCCTGAAGATGAAGCCCGTCAAGGCGTTTATGTATCAGGATCACAACGCCCACATTACGGCGCACATGAACATGCTGCAGGACCCACAGATGCAGCAGATGATTGGTCAGAACCCACAGGCGTCTATGATTCAGGCGGCTGCCCAAGCACACATCGCCGAGCACTTGGCGTTTGCCTACCGTCGTCAGGTCCAAGAGGCCGTTGGCGTACCCCTGCCGCACCCAGAAGATAAGCTGCCCGAGGAGGCTGAAGTCGAGCTGTCCCGCATGGTGGCTGAAGGAACACAGCTTGTCCTGGCTAAGAATCAGGCTCAGGTTGCCCAGCAAGAAGCTCAAGCCGCAGCGCAAGATCCGGTCATGCAGTTGGAACAGCAGAAGTTGCAGATCCAGCAGTCCGAAGTCCAGCGCAAGGCCATGAAGGATCAGGCGGATATCTCGATTGAGCAGCAGAGACTCCAGCTAGAAGCACAGAAACTGGAAGCGGAAGGCGTTAAAACGGGCCTGAAGATGCAAGAGAATCAGGAGCGCATGGCCCGGGAAGACCAGAAAGACGGGTTTAACGCCATGGTCAACATGATGAAAGGCATGCGTAAGTGATAGAAAAATTCACTGAAGTACTACGGAGTAAGATCCGCGAAGACATGAACAACTACGCTGACGACATTGCCGGCGGAAGCTGCAGGAATTTTGAAGAGTACAAAGAATTATGCGGGGTGATCCGGGGTCTAGCCATCGCAGAGCGGTACCTATTAGACCTTGCCAAAAACGTGGAAGACGCAGATGACTGAAGAAAGCAAGGCAACCCAGTTGCCAGAACCCAAGGGGTGGAAGCTCCTTTGTGCAGTACCTGAAGTGGAAGAGAAGTTTGAAGGCAGCAACCTGATTAAGCCGGACAAGATCGCCAAGGTAGAGGAGCACAGCACTACGGTGTTGTTTGTTCTGAAGATGGGCGCTGAGGCTTATAAGGATGAGGCTAAGTTCACCTCAGGCCCGTGGTGTAAAGAAGGCGACTTTGTATTGGTTCGCGCCTACTCTGGCACCCGCTTTAAGATTCACGGTAAAGAATTCCGACTGATTAACGACGATCAGGTGGAAGCAGTGGTCGATGACCCCCGTGGCTATAGTCGCGCTTAACTTGGAGATACCCCATGCCCGAAAGCTATAAATTTCCTGACGAGCAGGAACAGGACGTTCAGCAGGACGAAGAACTTCAACAGGAAACCGAGATCGAAATTGAAGAGGATAACGTTGACGTAGAGGTTGTTGACGATACCCCTGAACAAGATCGCGGTCGTAAACCCCTGAACCGCCAAGTCGAAGATCCGTCTGACGATGAGATTGCCGAGTATGGTGACAAGGTTCAAAAGCGCATGCGCGAGCTTACGCATGCCCGTCATGATGAGCGAAGAGCCAAGGAAGCAGCCCTGCGTGAGCGGGAAGAAGCTGTTGCCCTAGCTCAGAAACTTATTGAAGAGAACAAGAAACTGCGCGGTGTTGTTAACACCGGTAGCCAGGAGTACGTCGAAGCTGTCAAATCTCGGGCTGAACTTGAGCTTGAGATGGCCCGCCGGAAACTGCGTGAAGCGCAGGAGTCTTACGACAACGATGCCATCATGGCAGCGCAAGAGTTGCTAACCGAAGCTAAGATGCGGCAGCAACAAGTAAATAATCTTCGTGCTGAGACTTTACAAGTTCCAGAAGAAGAGGTATATAGTCAACCTATTCCGCAGCAAATTCCTCAGCCCGACCGGAAAGCCATGCACTGGCAAGACCGGAATAAGTGGTTCGGGCAGGATGACGAGATGACGAGCCTCGCGCTTGCTGTGCACAAGAAGCTAGTCGAAACGGGGTATGACCCCCGCTCTGATGAGTACTACGAGCGCATTGACGCTCGCATGCGAGAAGTGTTTCCGAGTTATTTCGGAGAGGCACGTAAGTCCGAGACGAAGAGACCCGCTACTGTTGTAGCGCCTGCAACACGAACTGCTGGTAAGAAGAAAGTCACGCTGACCAAGACCCAAGAGGCTTTGGCACGTAAGTTGGGACTTACTAATGAGCAGTACGCACGAGAAATTACTAAACTATCTTCGGAGGCTTAACATGTCTAATAGAACTAACCGTGACCTTCAAACACGTGAGAATGCTGCTCGGGCTGTGTACACACCGCCGAGTACTCTACCGACCCCTACCGAGCAACCGGGATGGTCGTTTCGCTGGATTGCCACTGCAGTATTGGGTGAGTCAGTTCCGTCAAACGTATCCAAGAAGTCCCGTGAAGGTTGGGAGCCTGTACGAGCAGAGGATCACCCCGAGCTAAAGCTCGCTGCTAATGCACAAGGTAACGTGGAAATGGGCGGATTATTGCTGTGCAAGATGCCTACGGAAATGGTGGAAGCTCGTAATGACTACTACCGTAACCAAGCTCAAGCGCAGGTTGATTCTGTCGATAACCACTTCCTACGCAACAATGACCCACGTATGCCGTTGTTTAGTGAGAAGAAGTCCACCACTACACGCGGAAGTGGGTTTGGTTCTGGTAAATCTTAATCAACTTAACGAGGTATAAAAATGGCTACTACTGCTGCTCCTTACGGGCTAAAGCCTGTAAAACGAGTTGATGGCATGCCTTATGCTGGTGCGACGGATGAGTTTCTGATCGACCCCGCTGGCGAAGCCACCAACATTTTTAACGGTCAAGTCGTTATTGTCGGTTCCGATGGCTACCTTGCTATCTCTACCGCCACTGGCGCTGACATCACCACTAACAACCTGGGCGGTAACGGCGTTGGTGCTATCGGCGTTTTCGTCGGTTGCCAGTACGTCAACGCTCAAGGTCAGGTCATTAACAGCCAGTACTATCCTTCCGGCACCACTGGTGTTGTTAAGGCGTACGTTGTTACCGACCCGATGGTTGTTTTCCAGGCTCAGCTTGATGGCTCGGCTGCTCAGACTGCTCTGGGTACCAACACCTTCTTCGCTGCCGTCCAGTCCACCAGCACGGGTAACACCCAAACTGGTAACTCGACTTCGGCTTTGGATGCTACCGTTCAAGCTGCTGCCGCCGCATTCCGCATTGTTGGCTTCGCTTCCACACCGGGCGACGCTTACACTGACGTGTATGTGAAATTCAACCCCAGCGCCCATTCTTATCTGAATAACGTTGGTCTGTAAGGAGTAATACAAAATGGCTATTTCACGCGCACAACTACTTAAAGAACTCCTGCCCGGACTGAACGCTTTGTTCGGTATGGAGTATCAGCGTTACGGCGAAGAGCACAAAGAGATCTATGAAACCGAGACCTCTGAGCGCTCCTTTGAAGAAGAGACCAAGCTGGCTGGTTTTGGCTCGGCTCCCGTCAAAGCTGAAGGTTCTTCCATTGCTTATGACAATGCGCAAGAAGCCTTCACGGCCCGTTACACCCACGAGACGATTGCTCTCGGCTTCTCCATCACTGAGGAAGCTGTTGAAGACAATCTGTATGACAGCCTGTCTGCTCGTTACACCAAGGCCCTGGCTCGCGCTATGGCTTACACCAAGCAAGTTAAAGCCGCTAACGTTCTGAACAACGGCTTCAACTCCAGCTACGCTGGTGGTGATGGTAAAGAGCTGTTCGCTACTAACCACCCCCTGGTTAACGGCGCTACCAACTCCAACGAGCCCGCCACTGCTGCCGACCTGAACGAGACTTCTCTGGAAGCCGCCGTTATTCAGATCGCTGGCTGGACGGACGAGCGTGGTCTGCTGATCGCTGCTAAGCCCCGCAAGCTGATTATTCCGCCTGCACTGATGTTCGTTGCTACCCGCCTGCTCGAAACTGAGCTGCGCACGGCTACCGCCGACAACGATATCAACGCTCTGCGGTCTAACGGTGCTATCCCCGAGGGCTACGCTGTTAACCACTTCCTGACGGATACCGATGCTTGGTTCCTGACCACCGATGTGCCCAACGGTCTGAAGCACTTTGTGCGTACGCCGATGGCTACGTCAATGGACGGGGATTTCGATACAGGGAACGTTCG